GCTACGGCGACGATTATGCGCAAATACTATAATGTGGCTGAGGTCTTAAATGGAAATAAATAATATTATTTCTTTAGGTGAAGGCGACGGTGACGGCTACGGTAACGGCAATGGCTACGGTAACGGTTACGGCTATGGTTACGGTAACGGTAACGGCAATGGCTACGGTGATGGCGACGGCCACGGCTACGGTAACGGCAATGGCGACGGCTACGGCTACGGCTACGGCTACAGCGATGGTAATGGCTACGGTGACGGCGACGGCTACGGCGACGGCTACGGCGACGGCTACGGTAACGGCAATGGCTACGGCAATGGCTACGGTGATGGCGACGATTATGCGCAAATACTATAATGTGACTGAGGTCTTAAATGGAAAACCTTAGTCTATTGGTAGGTTTGCTATTCCTGTGCACAGGATGAGATACGCGATATAATCCGTATTCTCGAGACCCATACCGTGATCTTTACCACAATATTTGCATGGAGGATATTCAGTCATTTCCGTTTTCATTCGTCCTCAGTTCTCCGTATTGCATCTAATATAAGATCGGCTCTTTCCATATTCCAATGCCGACAATTTTCTTCATAATCTAATAGACTAGAGTTCGTATCAGGAAGTGGAGGATAACATCGTCGCTTGCAATTTTTGCAAAAGCCATGGATTATAAAATATTTAGGATCGCAATAATTGCAATAATGTTTAATCATGTAATCCTAGTCCAATTTCTGCCAGGCGCAGTTATTCTGTGTAAACTTTAGTCATGTAAATTCGATTTAAGAATATATATCGCAGGACTCATAATAGAATTTCCATTTTCCCTCAATATTTTCTCTCTAGCTTTTTCGGCAGCTTCTTTAGTAGTATAAGCATCACAAATTTCATTCATGGTTTTGCATGTTAAAAAAAGTATATAGATTTCTTTCATAATTTTAGCTTTTGTAATTGTAAGTCAGATAACCATAGTTATGTTGTGAAAGTTATACTTTTTCAATTAATTTATCCATACGCTCTAAATACTCTTCGAGAGGTAATGTGCCTATTTTTATTGAAAAACTTCCATTCATATTCCATATAAAATGCGGCTGCGAAAAAGCGTGAGTCTCTTTATAAAGATTTATAAAAGAGTGAATTATATTTACTGCAAAGGGTAAAATTTTATTAAAAATTTCATCTTCGTGACTCACTGTTAATTTCGGCCATCCCTCTAAGTTAATATTATAATATTTTGTTGCTCCCCAATTTATAGGGATTATGTTATATTCTTCTTCATCCAAATTGATCTGATCGAAAATCATAATTTCCTCAAGTATTCATTCATTCGCATTATATATACATTTTCTAGCCGATAATCCAATCCATCACAAATTCTTTTAGCCTCCTCATACGAGACTTTAAGCCTGCATTGCAGCCAAGGATAACTTGGATGTCCGGTAAGGCGCATCTTTTCGATAATTTCGGATTTATTCACCTATTTCATAGTCCTTAATTTTTTCTCTAATTTGTTCAAGTCCAGAATGATATTCTTTCTTCTCATCATCAGACAAAGGGAAAGTCTTGCCAGAAACATAAATTTGGGCACCTGAATATCTGTAAGATGAGCCAGCTAATAAGCTTAAATAAGAGCTTTCAGCATCTTTTAGCCTGCATAGACAATAGCAACCACCTTCTTCTCGCGTTTCGCAATTGCCTAGCGGACATCTTCTCCCGCAACAGGGTTTATATTTAGTCATTTTCTATCACTCTAAATATAGCATAATAAAATAAGCTTAACCGATAGCATTTATCTTTTATTTCGCAACCAATGCCTTCACAGGCGGCTATATCAGCCATCATTATCCTCAAATATGCTTTTAGCTAGTCGAAAAGCGGCCCTCTCTTCATCGCTCCATTTGCAAACTTGCAAAATGAAATCAGCCTCATCTTTTGTGAGCTTTGAAAGGAGGTCAAACATTTGATCAAGTTCTTGTTTCATAATGCCATATTGACAGAAATGTAGAAATCAAGCAATATGTATTCTACAAGGAGCAATATATGATTACTGACCCTTCCAGAAGTTTGACTGTAAGATTGCCGAGCACTATCATACGTACACTAAAATCATATTGTGCGGCTCAAGACACGACAATACAAAAATATATGTGTAAAGTCATCATGAACGAAATGGAAAAAGTTAAGAAAAAAGAGAACCCCAAATGAAAACTACAACCGATGATCTATTCCTACTATTTGAAGAACCTCTAGAAGGCAAATTATTACGTGAAGTACGAGAACTTAAGCTATCGCATGAAAAGGTCAGGAAGGGCCAATTTGCGAAGATTGGCGAGCTGCGCAAAATGTATCAAGCATTGTCAGATGACATGGAGATAATCAAGCGCGGTTTATGCCGTCCAAATGATTCTAATTGCGAAATTATCGAGATGGTGTCAATGTGAGTCTATGAACTCATGCAATTGCTTTCTCTATTTTCTTTGTATGTTATGTGGTGGAATGCTAGGATTAATCATCGCGCTAATGCTGCGAATATATTTTAGGTGATAAATGTTAAAATTAATATCTTTCTTGATGCTAATGATCTTAGCTAGCTGTTCATTTAAATTCAATTTAATGCAAATGGAAGGCGAAGCAACTGAGAAAGTTGACAAAGTGCAGACTGTTGAGCCAGTACTTGAGCCGCAGCTTAATTACGGCTATAGGAACGGGCCAAGCGCGCCAAGAGACCATATGCCCCAACCAAAGAATTTGACGGGGCCTATAGGTAGTTCTTAGACATTTTGCTAGGTTGGATAGCAGGGTCCAGGAATGCTCCAGCCAGAACACTGGCCCAATTTATTTTTTCTTTCCCATCATCGCCGCTTTGCAAGAATGCACTGCGCCTTTGTGTTCTTTCTTTTTCTCGTGCTCTTTTTCTTTCTTATGATGCTCTTTCTTCATTTCTTCTTTCTTGTGTGCCATTATTTTTTTCCTTTCTTTTTAGGAATGTATGCTCCCGATTTACGGGCTTGATTTAATGAAGCTGCAATCGCTTGCTTTGCCGGATAACCGGAAGCTTCCATTTCTTTGATATTTTCACCGATAACATTTTTACTTTTGCCTTTATGTAGTGGCATATTTCCCTACTTTTTCAGTTAATGCTTTCTCTTTTTTACTTTTATGATCCATCATTTATTACTTTTGATTAAGGCATCGTTATTATTCTATAAATAATATTATAGGAAATAGTGTTATCATTCGAAGCATTTCCCGTAATTTCTGTCGGTACTGAATTATATAAATATATAGCGGTATTGGTGCAAGTAGACCAAGCATTATTTGAAGTTCCTACGTTTGCTGTTGTATATGTACTGGTTATGGATGTAATTTGAGCATTTGCAACTATACTAGTAATAACATTTGTTGTTCCAAAATATAGCCCTATAAATTGACCACCGCTAGCAGTAAAAGTATTATTGCCTCCATATTGCATAGAAGCTATAGTACCAATAATTTCTACCACTTTACCGCTACCCGCAGCTGCAATAATTTGAATTGGCGTTCCATGTAATGCTTTAATTTGCAAACTCGTTAAAGCCCCAGAAACAACTAATAACGCGCCTGAAGGAGTCGCCGAAGTCCAATTTGTGCCATCTGATGTTAAAATATTTCCGCTAGCTCCAGGCACAGCATACGTTTCTGTGCTAGCCGTCCAATTCGTGCCATCTGAAACAATGATTTTACGGGCTGTAGCACTCGCATTAGGGAAAGTAGGAGTTGAATATACATTATTTGTACCATTACTAATAATTACTTGACCGGATGATCCACTAGCACTTGGATAAGTAGGAGTACTATAGGCAGGATTGGCAGCAGCTCCTCCTGATAATAAAGCTTGCCCAGCAGATCCAGGCCCAACGCTTGCAACGCTATTAGAAGCCCCACCTACTAAAACAGCGTATTGCGTTGTCGATATAGGCGCAGCATTATATTGAGTATATGTGATTGCATCTGTGCCAATATTTGTCACTGAAGAATTGATCAACCAGCCTGTCAAAGCATTGACAGTTCCACTCAAAACATTTATCACTCCGGTATTGTTAATATCTGATGATTGATCATAATCTAAAGCGCGAGTTAGAACCCAATTTGTTAAACCAGTTCCTATTACAGTTACAGTGTAAACCCCATTTTGAAATGTTGAACCTTGATTTTTAATCAAAACACGTTGGCCAACAATCGGGGATTGTCCATCAATTAAAAAAGCTGCCTGAGCACCTGCATTTGTTAAGGTCGCTCCAACTCCGGAAACTCCATTAAAGTACACTACTGTAAATCCGGTAGTGGAAGCAGCTAAAACACTTGTAGCAGGATTAACAGCAGTAATAGCATTATCAACATATTGTTTTGTGGATGCTCCTAGAGCTGTGGTAGGATCCGCATTAAGTATTAAAGCTCCTGAAAGCGTGCCTCCTGTCAAAGGCAGATATGACGGATTATCATTGTAAGCCATTATAAAATCCTCCAACTGGTTGCATTATAGACAATATCAACGCTTCCCCAGTTTGTGTTAATCGTTGCTGATGCTGCTCCATCGATCGTTCCTGCATTAGGTGTGATCGTTATGTTATTTGTTCCAGCGGTTCCCACATTATCTTTAATACGATATGTTGTTCCAGTCGTTGGAGACGCAATCAAATTAATCGTTCGTGCTATGGAGGTATCTACAAAAATTACATCATCTGTCAAAAGTGTTGTATATGGATATGCGCCCGGTATAGTAGTTTTTACAACCCTTCCTGAAACGGTATTTAAGACACCAGCTAAAAAGCATTGATTTTGTTGCCCAGCTCCAGAACCTTGTATGCCTATTCTGATAATATTAGATTCTCCTACAACTCCAGTATTTCCTATAAGGATATTGGAAGATTCGCTCGCTGTATATGCATCTCCTGTATTATAACCTACAAAAATGTTATTTGTTCCTGTCAATAATGTAGATGCACTATTTGCTCCTATAGCTGTATTAAATGTACCAGAAGTTAAACCCGTTAATGAAATAGATCCTATAGCTATATTTTGCCCTATATTAGTTGCTCCTGTGGTATACGATGATAAAGCTCCGTATCCAAAAGCAGAATTATTCTCTCCTATTGTGGTTGAAGATCCTGCTGAAGCACCCACATAGGTATTAGAACTTGCTGAAGTCAAAAAACGCCCTGCGCTAACGCCTATTGCAACATTTCCTGTTCCTGAAGTGATCGATTGAAGTGTACTATTTCCCATCCCTGTATTATCAGATCCACTAGTCAGAGTATTCATAATTGTTGCACCCATACCAACATTAGCACTTCCACTTGTTCTTACTGGTAAAGAACTACCCAATATAAGATTACTAATGTTAAAATCTACCGTTTCTACAGTACCTACAAGTGCAAACTGAGGTGTCGCATTAGCAGTTTGCACGCTACTTATTGTACCTGTATTGATCGCTGTCACTTCACCTGATATTGATACAGTAAAATCAGCTGGATTAAATGATGCAACTCCCACCGTTGAGATGGTGGCATTAACACCAGAAACAATTACATTACCTGTTGTTGGTGATGCTGTGACACCATTTGTTCCTATTACAGAAAAAACCGCACTGTCACCGCCTCCAGGAAAAGGTTTACTAATTTGACTCATTGATCCGATCCTGCGTAAGTATACGAGATTTTGAAATCACCAGATGCTGTAGTGCCAGCGCCATAATATGTGGTACCAATATCAGCGGTAAAATTTGCCGCCATCCCTTTATTCCCCCGCATATCAAGTATTAAAGTCTCGCCAGCAGAGAAAGTTTTCCAGACATTTGTGCCTGTATTGTCATTGACAGAGATAGCCACTGGAGAAGTAGATTGGTTGTCAAAGATCAAGTGTACAGGATTAAATAATAGTGATCCAATTTCAACCACTGTTGCGGTTGTCATGACTCCAGAAAGTTCATTTGGCCAACCGCATCTTTGGGACATATTGCAATTGCTCATAATATCTCTTAAGTTAAGGTGATTGTACCGCTATTGTTTTGAATAACCCATGTCAAATTAGCTACAGTACATATAATTTCCATGCACTGTCCTGCTGCCGCACCTGTAGCTGCATTACCTGTGGTGGTAGTAGATGTGCTTGATGGGCCTCTAATTGATTGTCCTGTAGTATATGTTACAGTCCAGCCACCAGTATTTAACTGACTTCCAACAATCCCAATAATATCGCCAACTGCCGATGTCGTTGGTAATGTGAATGTGGTTTGTGCTGTATCATTAGCAATGTAAGTATGGTTAGATGTCATTGCTTGTGTAGCACCTGCTACAGGAGTTACAACAAGTTGAGGTGTAGCTGTCTGGAATGTTGGATCTGCAGATGCGCCATTAGATACTAGATATTGTCCTGCTGTCCCTGTGGCCGTTGCTACAAATGCTCCTGCTCCTTCTCCTACTAAAACGCCATGCGCTGTTAAGCCTGATCCTGTTCCTATTGCGGCATATGCAGGTGCTGCACTTGTAGTAGCTGTAAGGACTTGTCCAGTTGTTCCTGCAGATGTAGCACCGATAGGATTAGTGCCATTACCATAAAGTGAACCATTTTGTGTTAATGTTGTCACATCTGGCGGCCCTGCCAAAGCTATTGTAGCTACTCCTCCTGACGTCGTTGCCGTTACTGGCACTGTGCCGATGATTGATATAATATCGCCTGTGCTAGATACAAACTCTACCCATATGCCAGCGCCCATATACTTGTAAAAGGCTGTTGCGTTCGGTCCAGGCACATAAACCTCTTGGCCGACAGCATAATTCGTTTGTGCTGATGTGGGGGGATTCTCAAAAGGTATTGGGACAGGCATGACATTTATGAGGGCCTGGCCGATTCCATAGGCTTGATTTAACTTAGGCATACAATTCTCCTTGTGAAATTCATATGTCGCGAATAAAGTGTAAAACGTCAATAAGTTTCATAAACTTTCTTTAATATTGATCATTAAGCGCAATTAGTGTAATTTAATAGAAAGAGGTGAATATGGAATTCATGACAGTCGATGAGTTTAGCAAAGCTATAAAGATGTGCCCAACAACGGTTAGAAAACTTATCCGAGAAGGTAAGATTTATGCGATGAGGCCAGGTGGGAGACGATACCGTATTCCGATTACGGAGATAGAGAGATTCAATATCATGTGTATGTATAAGGAAGATAAATAATGGAAATATTATTATTTTTTATAGTTGCCTGTTGTGTATTTAGCTTTAAAGCTGTTGTCCTAGGTATGCTATGGGCATGGAATTCTAAAGATTAAAATGGGCGAAATCGTAACCAAGCTTCAATTGCAGCTATTTTTTTTACATTTTTTTGAAGAGAATCAACAGTTGCTCTTTTATCAGCTATTTTTTTTGCTGCCTGCAAAAGATCAGAAGTTTGTTCTTCTCCTAAAATTTCTGAGATAATTTCATAATTTTTACCTTTATTTATAATGTTATATAATTCTTTTCCGGTATATTCAGTTTCTATATTTCCTTCTTGAAAAATCTGTTTTATTTTATTTTTCCCTAATTTATCAAATGACTTCTGCGAAATTCTTGATCTTATTTTTTTTAATCCTGATGGTGAATTAGATAATGATCTTAATTCTTCAACTTCCATTTTAGCTTCTTGTGAAAGCATTTTCATTTCTGGAGTTTCTTTGAAAGATGATTTGGGTATCTTAGCCTCTGTTATAATTTTAGCACTTGGTGGCTCTTCATTAAATAAAGGAATTCTTTCTTTTTCAGGATGTGATTTAAATTCTGGTTCTTTTGGTTTTTTATTGAAATCTGGTTTTCTTCTTTGTGCTGATTTAAATAATTCTCTAATTTCATTTGTTTGCTGACTATCTAAAACCGAAGACAATTCACGGAGGGCTATTTCAAATTCCTTTCCATTTGCTGCATGAGGATTTTCTAAAAATTTACCAAGTTTATCCTCTACTAATGATCTTTTTGTTGCTAAGGAAATCTGTTGTCCTGAATTTGATCTTTGTAGAATATTATCAATAACATTAAACTCATCAGTATCTAATGATCGTTTAAACAACTTACTGTAATCTTTATTATTTAAATCTCTATATGGCCTAATATATGGATTATCGTAATCTGTCGCCCATTTAGCATAAGATGCTTTTGCTGCATTATTTGCTTCAGCAGCTTCGACATGGCCTGTAATATTTGCCGCTGTTGACATTGAATCTTCAATTTGGCGCTGAAGAGGGCTTAAAATACCTCTTGTATTTCCGTGTTCAAAACCAAAATCCATAAAATACCTAATAGCCTTAGCCTGATCAGCTAAAACATTATTATTTATTGGAATAAATTCTATTGGAGTTCCTTGAGGACCAAATTTAACAGTTTTTTCTAATATAGCTTCTGCTATCTGCAATTGTTGCGATTGAACTGGATCAAGTTGAGGAATAAGTCTAAGCCTATCTCTTAAGGCCATCATTTCCATTACAAGATTAGGATGAATTGTTTCTACTTCAGCATTTAACTTACGACTTTTATCATAATTCTTATTGACATTTGCATAATCTACAGCATCATTTGCTCGTACTGCTTCAACTTGTGATTTACCTGCATTGGTAGTTGTCGTTATCTCATTTTTGCTAACGATATTTCCAACCTCATTTTCAAGAGATAGATTTTCCGCTAATGAGGGCGCATTTCTATAAGGTAAATTTTCTTCTCCTGGCTTTAAAACAGTCGCTTGTTGAACTATATTTTCTCTAGCTTTGAATTCTTCATATTGTTCTAAGGATTCCTCATATTCTTTCAAAGCAATTTCATTTTCTTGATCAATTTTTTCAATTTTACGTTCATGTTCAGCAGCTAATTGTTTTACTTTATTTTCATAATCAATTTTTTTTTGCTGAAAATTTTCAGTATTGAGTTCATTTGATTTTTGTGCTTCAAACAATTCTTTTTCATGATTGCTTTTAGCAATAGAAATATCTTGTTTATATATATTATCTGCTTCACTTTTTGCCGCTTCATAAGCCTTTTTTTGTAAATTTTCTGTAGATTCTATCCACTCAGGCATAATTTCATTTTGCAAAAAGAGATATTCATTAGGTGTTAAATCTTTAGGTAGAATTCCATCTACAAAAATTTGAGCTTGTTGTTTTGGATTTAATGTTTTTACCCAGTCGAAAGCTTTTTTTGAACCTTCAATAAGTTTAGGCAGAAGATAATGAGTGCTCCCAAATAATGCCGCTTCTTCTAATGGTGCATAGGGATCAATCTCTTCGCCACGTACTGCTTTTGAAGCTTCTTTAGATGTCCCATAAAGTGCTCCAGCCGTACTAGATTGGGCAATTCCGGCAGCAGTTCCTTTTGTTCCAAAATTAAAAAGCTTGCCTAATAATTGGAAGCCTTTTCCAGCAATTTTTGATGCTATTCCAATTGGAAGAGAAGCTCCCACGCCATAAGTTGCTAGAGTTCCTTCTGCTTCATAATCAGGTTTCAATATATCGAAATATTCTGAAAATCCAGATGTTGCTCCTGAAATTAATGCCTTTGCTCTTTCTTTTTCTACAGGGCTAAAGCCAGACTTTTTATGCCAAGGTAAATTATTATATTCATCCATTCTTTCATTTATAGATGGGCCTTTATTCTCAACTTGAGTTCCACCAAATTGTGAATAATCAACTGCTGGTTTATTAAACCCAATATTTTCACCGGCTGATGATTTCGAAGGTTCATTAATTTGTGTGCCTCCAAATTGACTATAGTCATTATTGTCTGAATTCAACGCCTTTCTCCTTAGCCTTTCTTATTTGTTCTGGAGTCATTTCCCATAAAGATCCATCGGGAGCTTTCACTCTTATTGGTGTCGTATCAATTAGGATTCGATCATATTCATTCTCAACCAAACTCTCATAATTTAGAGGCCGCAGTTTACCTTCCCGATTTTTAACAGCAATTCCTTTGGATTCAAGAACATTTTCGGCAGCTTTCTTTTTTAGTAAGCTTTGATTGGCATATTTTTTCATAAGTCCTAAAATAGCTAAGTTAGCTTCAGGACTTTTAGCTATATCAGGTAATTTATCTTGAAGAAGTTTTAAGTCGGCATCAGACAAGCGAACTCCAAATAGTTCTTTCCTGCCTTCTAAAAATTCTGGAATAGCAGCTTGTAATTTTGCTTGATCTTTAGTCAATGCAGCTTCAGCAAGTCTTTCGCCTATGGGACCGAAGAATTTTAATACATTCGCTGCATTTGTAGGCTTAATCTTGCCTTCTCTAACTGATTTCTCAATATCTTCAATTGAATCAAGTTGTTTTTTTGCTACTTTTGCTTCTTTTTGGATAGATTTATCATAATCTTTAGATGCTTCGTGAAATGCAATATCTTGTTTTGTAGCAAGTTTACTTTCTTCTGATTCAGCTTTTGATTTTAATTCTTGTTCTCTTCTTCTATTTTCAAGATATCTATCTTGATTTGTTGTGGGAACCCCAGCATTTGTCAATAGTATTCCCAATTGATCGGGCGTCGCATCAGGATTCTCTGTTACAATTTCTTCAATTTTTTTTGCAATTACTGGATCAACTGGTTGCCCTCCAAGACCGCCTAAAGGTGCTTTATTATTTGCTTTTAATTTTCCTAATTCTAATGCCTGTTCATGTTTTGCAATTGCTAATGATTGCTCAGGTGATAATATAGACCTTTCTTTTTCATTAATAGGTTGTTTATTTAGAATTTTTCCTATCACATGACTTTGATCTTTTTGCAATTTATCTTGCTTTTCTTTCTCCTCTAACTGGCTTATCTGCATCCGCTGTTGCAAAATTTCTTTACCTTTAGGGTATGGCTGCAAAGCTCTTTGAAGCGCTCCCATCTTTTCAGATTGTGGGGCATCTTTAAGCTTTTCATCATTCAAAACGCTATCGAGCGCTTTATTAGTATAATAGGTATCTACTGCATTACCAAGACCTTGGCCGAGTGATTCTGCTAATGTTCCATAACTTGCAGCTCTTGGATCTACTGATCCCTTGAAAAATTGAACCATTTTAACCTACCCAAATAATGATGACCCTATAGCATTTCCGGCTCCTTTCGCAAAACTATTTACCGCTCCTGGAACTAATCCTGGCAACCCTTGTTTCTCATGATAAGCAAATGGTGAATACCCTAAGCCAAGTTGAGATAGATTTGCAAATTGCCCTTGTTGCCTTTGTGCTGCCTGCCCTTGCAGTGAACTAAAAAGTTGAGCAAGCTGACTTTGAAAATCCGATGCAGCGCCTCCAATAGCTTGCCCAAAACCACTAGAAGATAAAGCGCCTGCGCCTGCGTACTTTTCGGCTATCCCAGGTAAAATTTTTTGTTCAAATTGCTGATTGTAAGGCTGCGCAAAGTTATTAAAGCCTTCTTGGCCGCCTTGTAATAAGTTTTGATCATATTGATTGGCAGCATTAAAACCTCCTCCTTGCCCCTGCATTTGTTGCAGCCATTGAATAAGTTGCTGACCAAATTGCCCTTGCTCTGGCATTCCAGTAGGTTTTTTCTCTAATTTATTTTCTGATCCGAAAAGCCAATCCCAAACACTTGCCATATATCACCTCAATTTTTAAGATATTCGAGTACCCAGTAAAGTTGCACTAATGCATTTCCAGTATTATTTATAATAGTATATGTTTGTGTTGATGCCGTAAATGTGATTGTGATCTTTGGATCACTTGGAAAATATGATATCCCTGCCGTATCCAAACCACCTCCAAAACCTTGAACTGGATACATGTATCCTACAACTGCCATAGGGATTGTCGTTGTTGATAAAGCAAGTGTTGTCGTTCCAGTTGGTATAGTTGTCATAGAATTGAGTGCTAAATTTAATGCGACCAAATCTGCCGTCAGCCTATAAGCGTTTCTTAAATACTGCTGGGTACTACTTGTTTGCGTCGTCTCGCTAAACCATTGCTCAAAAGGCGCATTCTCTTGAAGCAGAAATAATCCGCTTTCTTTCGTATTTACAGCATTAGCAATGCGCCTAAGATAAAGTTGTAAAATCTCATCATAGTTGGACTCATCGGGGTTTACATCTAATGAGATAGGCAATTGGTTGGTATTTAGTGCTGGATCGCTAGAATTTGAAAATGTCATTAATTGGTAATCCTTGCGCCTTCTCTAAAGTAAAAGTTCATTGCATGTAAAGTTACAGGCGTTTGATGCGTGCTTATCTGATTCATTAGCGCATTATCAAATGTCATTGCAACTCTTAAAAATTGTCCAAACTGATTGCTATAAAAACGATACCATGCATAGTCTGTGCCTTGCAAATATGTAGGGCCAACGGCGTTAACGCTATTCCAAATACCCCCCATTGTATACGTTCCAGAGGCAGACGCATTGATGATTGAAAAATGGTTTGCATCTACGACAATCATGTTATATTCAGGGGGCGAGTTGATATCAGCAATTCCAATAACATTAGATATATAGATCAATGTGCCAGTTCTTAAGCTGTGACCATTACTTTGTACAATCCAAGGATTTGATGCAGACGGAGAAGATAAAGGATTTAATAATGTAATATTCTGAATATATCCAGATTTAAGTGATGAGTTAGACAATTCTTGATTGCTGTAAAGGCTGAGGTTTGCTTGCGACAGATAGGAATTCACAAATAATTGGATTGTCACTGCCGGAATAGTTGGAAAATGGTTATTCGTATCCATCAGGAAGTCAATAAATGATACTTTATATTGCTTGCCTTGGGCTTGATAAGGATTAAAATCTTTACCTACAATATTCATGACAGGGCATAGTGACATAACACCATTGCCAATATATGTAGTAGATACACCGCTGATAAGATTGTCATAATTTTCACCATTCCATACCGATAAAGCTAGGGTATTTTCATCTATTGGAGAAGCTAAATAAAGCGCATTGTTTAATCCAGGATCTGTTCCATCCCATAACATGCCTGAAATATAGACAATCTCGCCTCCCTCTACGGTATTGCTTTGAATGTTGTGAAGCGGCGATACAATAGTTACAGGCGTCACAGCCAAATTTATCGAATAAATATATAATGTTGGCCCGTATTGTATTGGCGATGGGATCATGGTATTTGCATTAGGATTCTCATAAACAGAGACAAAGCCCTGTTGATTGCCAAATGTAATATATTCAGTGTAATTTTGATCGTTTGTGCTATCCCAAGAGACGTCACTATCCCAATATGTCGTCAGACTATCCCAAGTTATACCTAAATTAAATTGCGATGGGCCGAAACATGAAATTGTATCTCTAAATTGCGCCCATGTATTATTTCGATAATTGAATAAAAGAACGGTATTTGGAAAAACTTGAAAAATTCCTTGGTTGGAAATATCTAAATAATTCCAATAGACGACTTCTTTTTGGAAATCTCTAGTTCCATGTACAAAATCTGGGCCATTATTTTGGATTT